GAACCCGTCGAGGGACGGAACGATGAGGGCCTCGGCCTCGCCTGCCTTGTACCGTGCCATCCGCTAGTCCTCCAGTGTGTACCGACCGCCGGTGGCCTGCTCGATCAGGCTGGATAGGTCGTTGTCCACGATACCCTGCCTGATCCGATCGACCAGGGTCTCCGGTGCCTTCGGTAGCGGGATGTTCGGCACGTCGCCGCCGGCGTTGGCGACCATCTGCGCTCGATTGTTCCTCAGCTCGCCGATCACACCGAGCAACAGCAGGGATGCCGTGTCGTATCCGAGCGGTGACGGCGGCTCATCCTCGTCGGGGCGTTCCACCTTGGCCAGTTCCTCGGCCCACGTCTCGTCCATCCGCACGGCGGTGATGTAGTGCAGGTGGGGCGGTAGTCGCCATGCGAGCCGCCATGCCTGCGTCCACGGCCTCGACCCGGTGAAGTACTCAGCCAGGTCGAGGCCGTAGTGCGATCGGAAGTCAGCCTCGAGAACGTCGTGGAACGTCTCTACCCACTCGACGAGTCCGAGGATCCCCCCGGGGCATCATCCGCCTTCTTGCCGAAGAAGAACTCGGTCATGTCCTTCACGAACAGGGACCACACCGCGTTCGGCTCGTCGGCGAACAGGTCCTTGATCGCCTCCCAGTTGTCGCCGAACATCACGGCGTACCGCTTCTCGGTGTTGGCAGGGGTCGCCGGGATGGAGAGGTACTCCTCGGTCTGGCTCCGTGTCATTAACGGGATCTTGATCTCGTCGGTGAGGACGTACGGCTTGGCGTCGACCTCGGCTCGGAGCTCGGCGAACCGACCCCCGGCGGGGGCCTTCTTCTGTGGTGCCACGGTGTGGATCCCCTTCCGTTGTGGCGAGTGTTACTTGCTGGCCGCGGCCTTCGCGGCGGTGTCGGACGTGGCCTCGCGAACCGAGGTGTCGGCGGCCGACGTGCTCGACGAGGACGTGGACGACGAGGACGGGGCCGGCGTCGGAACGTCGACCTCGGTGCCCTTCTTGACGTCGGTGGTGAGGTTGCCCTTCGGGTCGTGCTTGGCCTCGCCGATGACGGCGTAGCCCCGGCCGAACCGAAGGTCGTTCTCCTGGGTGGGCGACTCGGCGACGACGGTCACGTCGCCCTTCTTCATCACCTTGGGGGCATAGCTCATGGTGCGGTTCCCTTCATCGGTTCCCCTCCGAGTGCAACACGCCCCGGCCGTGGGAAGGGGTTCACGGCCGGGGCGCTGTATCAGGGAGTCACGGGGCGGCGGCGAATCCGGCCTTGGCCGCGATGTTCTTCCAGCCGAGACCGCCGAAGGCGTGCTCGACGGCGAACCCAGCGGTGTCGTCCCGGAACGGGGTCATGGTGACCTTGGGCGGGATGGTGTCCGCCATGTCCCAGGTCTGGTCACCGGTGTCGGTGAGGGCGACCATCGGCATGTACCGGAACACGAAGATGGGTTCGGCGTCGTCGCCGTCCTTGGCGATGGCCAGTGCGGAGTAGTAGCGCACCGAGAGCGACGTCGGCTCGGCGAACCGCACCTCGCCGTTGGCCCCGGCCGTCACCGTGGACAGGTCCGCCCGAGTGGTCAGCTCGAGCGTCAGGCGCGAAACCTGCTGCGGGGAGAACTCGAGGCTGTGCTCGATCGAGACCATGTCGATGCGGGTGGGCTCGGCCTCGCCATAGGACTCGGTCCGCTCGGAGTCGACCTTCTTGCCGAAGGTGACGCCGTCCTTCTTCTTGATGAGGCCGACCGGCTCGAACGCCTCGGGGAGCGCCTTCAGCGCGGACGACACGTCGGTGTACGCCGTCGGTGCGGCGGTGTAGTGGTCCGCGAGGAAGATCGCGGCGTCGAGGGGCTTGAGCAGCAGCGACCGCTCGGCCGCCTTGACGGTGCTGAAACTGGGCATAGGATCCTCCGATGGATCGGGTTAGACCGCCCACCGGGGGCGGCGTAGGTGTGCAACGTACTGCTTGAGCACCTCGCGCGACTCCAGACTATCCTGTGGGAGCTCACGAGGGCCATCATCGGCGAGGATGTCGTGCACGACCACTCCATCGGTGAACCCGGTGGGGTTGTCGTTGACCTCGTCGAAGATTCTACGCACCCGCCGCTGTAGTGCGAACGCCTCGGCGCGGGTGGGTGCTGCGCACGCGAGCTGGACCGATGCCGCGAAGTCGAGATCATCGTCGTCGAGAGCACCGCCCGTCTGGGTGAGGATGACCAGCCCGCCGACGAGCGCGGTGTCGTACTCGTCGGGGTCCGGGTACCAGGAGTCGACGGTCACGGCGTACTCGCCCGGCATGAACCCCTCGTCGAGGTACTGCTCGATCAGGCGGGTCTCGACCAGGGCCACGAGGTACCGCTCCGAGTCCTCGATGTCGGTGTCGCCCTCGATCGGGATGCGCACGGCGCGCACGGGGGCGGTCATCGGAGAGCCTGCCGCAGCTCGTGGTACCCGCGCCGGCCCTTACCGCCGAACTCGTGCGCGGCGGCGTGCGGTGCCGAGGCGATGACGTGGCCGCGCCATCTGGGGGATGAGCCGGGCTTGACGCCCACGCCGATCGAGGTGGCCACGCGCACGCTGCGGGCGAGCTCGCCGGTGCGCTTGGCGACGAGGCCGCGGTACTTGGCCTGGACCTTCTCGGCCTCCTGAAAGACCATCGACCGGATCGCCGGCGAGACGAGGATGCCCTGCATGTCGACGGTGCGACTGTTGACCTTGGCCTTCATCGCTACCCCCTCACCCTGGAGATCCGACACTCGGACCCGAGGTCCCATCCGTGCCCGTGCTGGAGGACGTCGCCCTTGATGGCCCACTCACTGCCATCACCGCGAACGAGGATGTCCGTCGGCCGTACCTCAGTGTACGCCGGGAACAGGGCCGTCGCGGTGGTCGACACCTGCTCGCGGTGCTCGATCAGCTCGGAGCTACTGCCCCAGTCGATGAGCACCCCGGCGACCGGGATCTCCTCGGGGGCGGCCTTGACGCCGTGCTTGCCGCCACGGCCGGCGCGCTTGAGCACGACCTCCTCGCCGTACTCCTCAAACATGCTCGCCGCCGTGCATCCAGGCACCGGTCTGGAGGGTTCCATACCGCCGCCGGCGCTTGCGGGGGAGCATGAGCGAGGCGAGCTCGTCGTCGGTGAAGTAGATCCCCGTGCGGGTGGCGTCGTCGCCGAGGGTCTCAGAGAACGACCCGGCAGATCGAGACCGGCGTCCGCCGGGGTTGCGCCACAGCCGGATAACCGCGTCCGCCACGACTGTGCGGGCGTTGTCGACGATCTCGGCGGGCAGAGTAGAGATGCGGTGGGGTGCGAGCCAGGGGCACCGCGCGATGAGTCGGGCCTCGACGTCCGCGATGCGGGTGTCGAGCCACACGTCCTTGGATACGGGGATGACTCCCTCGAACCGCTCGCGGACGTTCTCGCGTGTTGCTAGTGCCACCCGGCTCGCCTCCTCACTCGGTGGGGTGTCCGGCCGACTCGACCGCGGCGATGATCTCGTTCCGCTTCATGGTCGGGGTGACCGTCACGCCGACAGACTCGGCGTACTCGGCCCACGCAGCGCGCGAGCCTTCGGGGCCCGACTTCGGCGGGATCTCGGAGTCAGACTCCTCGACCTCGGCCGGTGCCGGGGTGGCGGGTGCCGCCGGGGGCGGGGGAGAGTCCGAGGGAACCTCGGGGGTCTCATCGACCTCGGCGTTGTCGCCCCAGACATCGGGGTTGCTCACCCGGCGAGCGAGATCCGCAGGGACCTCGTCGCCGGGTGAGAACACGTGAGTCTGACCGTCCGGGCCGTGAATGTGGACCGGAACAGCGGCCTTACGTGACCCGGACATCACGTCACCAAGCCTTGGCCTGGAGGACCAGGTTGGCGTTGTTCAGCACCGGCACGCTGATGGCCGAGGCCAGGGTCCAGATCCGCGGGGGCTCCACCGTGTGGTAGTTGCCGACGAACAGGCCCGCCATCTGGTCCTGCGCGAACTCGGACTCGAGCGCGTGGCCGGGGATGCCGTACATGGTGACGCCCAGCAGGTTGCCGGTGAAGTCGGCACCGACCGGGGCCAGCGGGGAGGCGTCCTCGGTCGCGATGTTGCCCGAGGGCAGCAGCATGACCGAGGTCTCGGCGAACAGCCGACGAGCGGTGCCGTCGGCGTTGGCGATCTGGCCGTCGTGGGTCTCGACCGGGGGCAGGCCGTAGGACGAGAGCACGTTGGACAGGGTCGCCTGCGAGACGATCGTCGGGCTACCCGCGAGGGTGGCACCGAGGGACCGGACCTCAGCCGAGCGCAGGAGCAGGTTGAACGCCTTGCGCGAGGTGAGGATGACGCCGGGGACCTTGCCGCCGTTGCTGGCCGCGTAGGTCTCGACCCATGAGAGCAGGTCGGTGATCGGCGTCGAGGTCTCGGTGTTGGTCCACGCCACGGCCGGGGCCACGTTGGTGTGCGTGGACTTGCGGCCGAAGTCGATCGCGCCGCCGCCGAGCTCGGGGAAGTTGACCTGCCCCTTCTCGATGGCCTCGGCCCGGGCGAGCTCGATACGCGCGGCGATCTCCCCGACGACGATCTGTGCGTCGGAGAGGATCTGATTGGCGATCGGCCCCTCGGGGTTGGCACGCATCCGCAGCCGGTCATACTCGGTGAGCATGATCTTCCGGCTGATCGGGGGCAGCTCGCCCGTGGTGCGTGCCACGCCGGTGCGACCGGTCAGGTCGGCCTCGACGTCGAAGCCCCGGTAGTTCGCGGCCTTGATGAGACCGTCCCCACCCTTGCCGAACCGGTACATGAGGTCGTCGACCTCGGTGTTCGGCAGCCAGCGCGAGAGCTTGAACTGGTTGACCTGCATGTCCGCGAGCGCGGCCCGGCCGAAGCCGGAGAGCTCGTCGGGGGTGTAGTAATCGGTGTTGAGCAGCATGAGTTACCCGTCCTCTCAGACGTACCGGATCGAGCCGGCGACGTCGGCCTTGCCGGCAGCGTCGACGGGGTGGGGCAGACGGTCCTCGACCACCTTGCCGTGGGTGAGGATAGCGC